AAGTGCGTAAATATTTCAACCACTGAGTGTTGAAACGATGACAATGCCGAAGGGTAAAAATCTTTCTCAAAAAGAGATTGATTCGATGGAAAATGCTGTTAAGGATGGAGGGATTAGATCTATTCATCCAGACAGAATGGAAGCATTTGCAGATTACCTTGTCCAAAAACTCATTAATAATGCAGGTGATGAACAACAAGCAAAAACTTGTAATTGCACATGTGCAAGTGGAAAATCTTCTTGCATTAACAAAGGGAATGCAGTATGAAAACTACATTCAAGGCAAATTGCATGGAATAAAATATGAATTGGAAAGACAGTTGAACAACTGTCACAACCAACTTGACAAAACTGTTTAAATCATTTATAGTATTAAAGTAACTTACAGGAGAAGATGAAGTATCTTTTTGTAGTGGATCATTATGTTCCATTTCCCCAATCAGAATATGGTGGTTTGTGGGTAGTTCGTGCCGAAGATGAAGAAGAATGTTTTGATCTGATTTCTGATGCCGACAACGAATCGTATCCAGAGTATTATGGTAATTTGAGAGAGAACATTGAAAAGTCCTCTAAATATGGATTGACAGATGATGGTCCCTCTGAAGTAATCGAAAGTTTTCTTACTTAAAATGACTGCTCAAAAAGATCCTAACGACAAATATAGTGAATACGTAGTAGATTTTCACGGAATTGTTGATCACACTGATGATGAAATTGATCCTAATTCAGGAAAAATTGATGATTGGCATGAGCGTCATAAAGACAAACAATTAGATAAGTTCTGTGACAGTCACCCGTCTGCACCACAATGCAAAGTATTTGATGACTGATTCCGAAAAAAAAGCACTTGATCTTTTTATTGAAAGTGTATATAAACCAGACTTTGAACTCAGAGCTTCGGCAAGAGAAGAGAGTTGTTATGATGAACTCATGGTGTTGAGACAGAAGATTATTGATCTTCTTCACTCATATAATGAACCTATCACTGATGAAATTTCCGCATAAAGCTCCAAAAGGATACGAATACTGGACTGATGAGTATTCAAAGACAGTTATTCGTATCTGGATTCGAAATCTGGACACTCAATTTACATACACAGATAAACGACCAAGTTCTGTTTGGGGATTCTTTGATCAAAAGAAAAAAGAATTCAGGGCTCCTATCAACTCACAAAAACCTGGTAAAGTTGTGAAACCAGAAGATACAACTCCATATTCAGCCATGCAGTTGAATCTTAATCCTCTTATGGCTGCTTTTGGATAACGTGGAAAACTTAGATCCATCCTTAATATCTTTGACAATACCATCAAAGGCTTTTGCTTATGAAAAAATCTCTCGTGAGATTGAAAACATTAAAGACATTGAGGTGGTCAAAAAAGCTCTCCGTTGTTATGTCAAACTTTACTTTAAACAACAAGAAACATTCTCTATCATCGGATTACCTAATGCCAATGATGAACAAGTTTGATGTTCAAGTAAACGATTACGTCAGGTGGCATCATTACAACAAAATAGATGAGGGATGGGTTTATTTTAAGTGTGATGATTATGTCACAATAGAGGTGGGAGTCAAACCTAAACCCTATTGTAATGTGGTGAGAAATACTATACACTGTAATGATCATATTCTAGTTGTCTGCCACTCAAATAATTGGCATGAATTGGAATATATTAAAACTAGAGAGACAAATCATGAAGATTCAAAGTGTTTTATTAGGACTATCTCTGTTGATCGTCCCTCCAGCCATGGCTGACCCTAAAGTTGAATTCTTTTCGAATGATTCGATGGGTTGTATGTTACTTCAGGAATGTACTGAAGGTATTAATCAGGTAAAATCAATTACTGATCTTGAGAAAAGGTATCCTTCCACTGATTTTACTTTGATTGAGGACGAGTTCAACAATATGATAGTTGCACTGAATCAATCTGGAGTCAAAGTATATTTGTCACCTCAAAAGTATTTCCCACCTGGTCATCGTGGGGTTTATCATACCGTTGGTAATAATTTCTTTCTGAACGATGCATTTGTTCATCGTCCTAATGTTCTCATGACTGTAATGAGACATGAAGGATGGCATGCTGCTCAGGATTGTATGGCTGGTTCGATCAATAACTCCATGATTGCCATTATCAAACCAGAAGAATCGGTTCCTGGTGTATGGAGAGAGATCGTAGAAAAAACATATCCAAAGTCTGCAGTTCCCTGGGAAGCTGAGGCAAAGTGGGCAGGATTGACAGAGGGTATGACGATGAAAGCTCTGCAAGCCTGTGCTAGTGGTGAAATGTGGAATAACCCCGATTATCCTCCCACTCCTCTCACAAAGGAATGGCTAATCAAGAATGGGTATAAAGTTAGGAATTGATACATATATCTGTATCTAACGAGAATATATGAAAATCTTTCTTGATACAGCTAACACTGAAGATATTAAATCAGCATACGATACTGGTTTGATTGACGGTGTTACTACAAATCCTACTCTTATTTTTAAAAGTGGTAGACAACTCGATGAAGTTGCAAGAGAATTGTGTTATCTCTTCACTAATCTTGAGAGTGTCTCAACAGAGGTAGTTGGAGATACTTGTGAGCAAATGTTGACAGAAGCTCGTAAGTATCATACAATTGATCCTAAAATTACCATCAAAGTTCCTTGTACCGTTGAAGGTCTCAAGGCATGTAAAACTTTAAATGACATGGGTATTCAAACTAATGTCACATTAGTATTCTCATTGTCACAAGCAATTCTTGCATCTAAGGCTGGAGCAACATTTGTTTCACCATTTGTAGGGAGATGGTTAGATAACTCTGTAGATGGTGTTGATCTAATCAAAAACATTAGTTCTTACTTTAAACGGAACAATGTGAGTACAAAGTTACTTGCCGCATCAATTCGTGATGTAAGACAAGTAGAACTTTGTGCAAGACAAGGTGCTGATGTTATTACAATTCCTCCATCAGTGTTTTGGAAAATGTATAATAATATCTTGACAGATCAAGGACTTGAACAATTCAAAAAAGACTGGGATAATATAATTCATGCTACCGATTTTTGTGACTGAACCTATCACTTGGAAACAGATTGAAGTTCCATCTGATATTATTAAATATTGTGATATGACTACTCTTAACGCAGATCGTGAGGATCTTCGTTATATTGATTGTGTGTGGATGCACATGGGTTACTATGGTGTTCCCCCTGAAATTATGAAAGCAGTTCGAGAAGAATTCAATCCAAAAGTAAAACCTATATTTGAGTAATATGTGGAGACTTTGGTGTTATGCACTAGGAAAGAAAGAGGGTAAAGACAATAAAGACGCAGACAAAATTGCAATCATTAGATCCATCATCATGTTTCAATTGATTGTAACAAATATGTTTATTATTGCAGGAAACGTAAAGAATCTTTGGTTCACCAGTTGTAGTACTGGCACAGTTCCCTTGACATTGGCTCCTAAATAACCTATAGTCTTATGGTAGTCAATCAGGAGTTCTCATGTCTGCCACTTATTTCCCACAAAAGACCCGTTATCGTGTCACTCTTGAGTTGGATGTAATGGACGATTTTAATCCTCACAATCTCGATTGGTCCAAACTCATGGACCTTGAAGGTGGGGAAAGTGTAGACGTTTATGTTGAGGATTTGTCAGTCCCAGACTGTTTCTTTTCCTGATATTATCATGGGTGATAAATAATCTTATTATCACCCTCCAATCATGGCTTTTTACTGTACTAAACCATCTGTGATTGATTCTTCTATTACACTGTATTTTGCAGGTGGTAATAGATGGACTGACCAAGAGTCAGAAAAGGTAACTTTTGCTACTCGTGAAGGATTAGACAAGAAAGTTGCTAATCTTGATGGTAAGACGGGTGCATTTAGAACAGCTACTGTTGTAGAAGAATGAAAACATTTCAACAATTTCTTTCTGAAGCCTCATATGATCCAGATCTTTCTGGTTCAACTGTTCGTAGAGAACGTGAGAAAAGATCTACCGAAGAACGTAGAAAGCCTGGTGTAAAACCCAGAATGAAGGCTGTTGGTGGTGGTAAATCTGAACCTGTGACGTATAAACCACAGGGTTCAATGCCTAAGAGAAGTGTTACTAAAAGTCAAAGAGAACAACAACCTGAGAAAGAACGTGGTTCTGCAAGACAGGCACAATTAGATGCTGCTAAGGAAGAAAGAAAGAAGGCAGCACGTGCAAGAATTGCAGCAAGAAAGGCTGGTGGTGAAGTTAAGTCAACATCTACATCATCCAAAGACGCAGAAAAGAAAGCAACAGAACTCCTGAAGACAAAGAAACCTGAACCTAAAAAGACAGAATCAAAACCACGTCGTAGTTGGAAAACTGCTGATGGTGGTGGTATGACAAGACAAGAAAGAGATGCTGCTCGTAATAAAGAAACTGGTCAAAGTAGAAAGGATGTAAAGTCACAACTACGTTCTGACTTTGAAAAGAAACATGGTAGAAAACCAAATAAGAAAGAGGCAATTCAACTAACTGCTAAAGCACATGCAGCTGCAAAGGCTCTAAAATGACACAGAAGATGATGAGACTGTTTAATACAGTCTCTGAGGCTAAAACTTATGTAAAGAATGAAACTGGTTGGACAGTTGACAGGGCAAATCAATATGTTGACAACCATATCATCAATAGAAATGGTGACAAAGTTTGGGTAGTTCTCCCCTGACAGAATATCTCACCTTGAAAGGTCCACTATAGTACGAGACCACACTACATTATGACAAAAACCCATATCGAACACCCAGAAGATCTACTCCTGACTGGAGACCTTAAAGTCTTCGATCTTCTGTATGATCGTGCTCACATCTCCATGAAGATGGATGGTATGTCACTGGTGTGGGGTACTAATCCTGCCAATGGTAAGTTCTTTGTATGTACCAAAGCCGCATTTAATAAGAAGAAGATCCGTCTCTGTTATACTCAGGAAGATGTTCTGACTCACTTTGGTCATCAAATGGAAGTTGTAGATATTCTTTCTCGGTGTTTGAAATATCTTCCCCGTACTGGTAAGATTTATTGGGGTGATTGGCTCGGGTTTGGTAAGACTGATGTATTCACTCAGAATACTCTTACCTATGTTTTTCCTGAAGCAATTGATCAACAACTTGTTATTGCTCCACACACTGTTGTAGATGTGTATGGAGAAATGTGGCAAAATGTTTGTTCACCTTTGACTGAAACTCTTAAGGATACTGATATTGTTAAATGGGTTCAACCTTCTGTCGATCGTATCCCTCCCTCAGGATCAGTTCCCAAGATCAATAAGAGTGCTATCAAGTTTCTCACTAAAAAAGAAGCTGAAAATGCTAAGATTGAGATCAACAAATTGATCAAGTCTGGTCAACCCATCAATGATTCGATGCTGACTGACATTCTTGGTTGTCAACATCTTGCCAACTTGTATCAGTTTGTAATTGAAATCAAAGAGGATATTATGGATAGTTTGATTGTCACTGATGCACCTATCTCTTATCTTCCCAATGGAACTCAATGTGATGGTGAGGGTTATGTCTTCCACTCCGAAACTTATGGTAGTGTAAAGTTGGTCAATCGTACCGAGTTTGCCTATGCCAACTTCCATAATGGTTATGGTGCATAATGATGAACCAATCTTAAAAGTGGCACAATCCCCCTTTACAACGGGGTTAGTGTGTCCTATTATAGCTTTATTGAAATCACCACATCATGACTAAGCAATTTTATTTCTATTCTGATCCTGCACGTTATGAGGATCAGATCGAGTTGAATCGTATGCCAATGCTCAAGATTGGTGAGACAACTCAGGAGACAACCACACAACGTGTCAATCAACAGGACACGACATCTTGTGCACAGACTCTTGATCTTAAACGTAGTTTTATT